AAGCCAAACAGTTTTTAAGGCTTTGTAATGATTCTGATAGCAACAATCGTGCTGAAGCGTTAGATGATGTGAGATTTGCTGCTGGCGATCAATGGCCTGTAGATGTGCAAAATAGCCGAGTATTAGAAGCTAGACCTTGCTTGACGATTAACAAGGTAGATGCTTATATCCGTCAAATCTGCAATCAGCAACGTCAACAACGCCCACGCATAAAAGTGCATGGCATGAACAATGATTCAGATGCCAAAGTAGCTGAGATCATTACTGGTATTACTCGTCATATTGAGAATCAAAGCGATGCAGACCAAGCCTATGATCATGCGTTTGAGTATTGCGTGAAGATGGGTTGGGGCTACTGGCGTGTAACTACAGACTATGTAAGGGATGACAGCTTTGACCAAGAAATCTATATTAAGCGTATTGAGAATCCTTTTAGCGTTTACTTTGACCCTAATAGCGTTGAACCTGACGGCTCAGATGCTGAAAAGTGCCTTGTTACAACAGTTGTCAGTAAAGCCGTGTTCAAGAAAATGTATCCAAATGCAGAGGACACTCAGGGATTTTCCAGTAGAGGAACAGGGGATACGGAGTCGGAATGGGTCACGAAGGAAGATATACGCATAGCTGAGTATTTCTATACTGAACGTGAGAAAGCGATGATTATTCAGCTTTCAGACGGCACAACAGGCTATAGCGATGAAATGCCAAGCAAAGAAGTATTGGCAGAAGCTGGTATTACTGTGATTGATAAGCGTGATACTTGGCGCAAAAAGATTAAATGGTGCAAGCTAACGGCTATGCAAATCCTTGAAGAAGGCGAATGGGCTGGTAAGTTTATCCCTATTGTTCCGGTATATGGTCAAGAAGTAAGAGTTGACGATAAGCATAAGAAGTTTGGTCTAGTGCGTATGGCTAAAGACCCACAACGTATGTATAACTACTGGTCAACAGCATTGACTGAAACTGTAGCATTAGCTCCTAAAGCTAAATGGTTGCTTGCAGAAGGTCAAGATGAAGGACATGAGAACGAATGGGCAATGGCTAACATTAAAGCTATGCCTGTATTACGTTACAAACAAACAGACATTGAAGGTCGAATTGCTCCAGCACCTACAAGATTACAGCCAGAACCACCGCCAGCAGGCGTAATGACTGCATTGCAAGGCATGAATCAAGACTTACAAGCAGTTGTAGGTATCTTTGATCCTGCTCAGTTGCCACAAGGTATGCAATCAGGCAAGTCATTGCAAGGTCAGCAATCTCAAGCTGATATGACTAACTTTCATTACTATGACAATTTGACTCGCTCAATCCGTCATACAGGGCGCATCATTCTTGATTTAATACCTAAAATCTACGACAGACAGCGTGTAATGCGTATTATTGGCGATGATGGCAAGCCTGAGATGGTTACTATCAATGAGCAAGGTCAAGACGAACAAGGCGTATCTAAAATCTTAAATGACGTAACTGTGGGCGAATATGACGTAGTAATGGAAACAGGCCCTGGTTACAACTCTAAACGTCAAGAAGCAGTAGATTCTATGATGAGTCTATTAGGTGCTGATCCTACGTTAATGCAAACTGCTGGCGATCTCATCTTCCGTAACATGGACTTCCCAGGCGCAGAAGTTATCGCAGATAGACTTGCAGCAGCCAATCCTATGGCTCAAATTGACGATAAATCACCTATTCCACCACAAGTACAAATGCAACTTAAAAATGCACAGCAAACTATTCAACAACTTCAGCAACAAATCCAAGCTGAAGAAATGGATAAAAAGTATCGTGCAACTGTTCAACAACAAGTACAAGAAGCCGAAACTCAGCGTGAGAAGATGCGTTTGGATGTTAAGCGTGAAGATACTCAAATGCGTACAGACACTACAGCGCATGACACAGTTATCAAGACTCAGACTCAATTAGAAGTAGAGCAGTTAAAAGCGCAAGTAGCTATATTGCTTGCTGGAATGGATCGTCACCAAGCTGCGTTAGCAAATGCAGAAACTACAGAAAGGGCTATTTAAAATGCCAACAGTAACATCAGAAAATCGTGAAGAATTTATCCGTAACGAAATGGCAAAAAAATCAGGCACTCCAATGTCTGAAAGAACTGCACCTGTTCACATGGGTAATTGGATGAAAAAATATGAACAAAATGAAGATAAAAATTATCATTCAGAAAATGTAGTGCGTTTAGCTAATTTAGTTGGTCATCTTCCGCACCATGAAGAAGCAATGGAAATTATGAAACGTCATCATGCTAGTGATGAAGGAATTTCAGAAAAAGACTACAAAAGACGTATGGAAATACATAAAAAACATTGGCCTAAAGCTGAATCTATGCACAAAGAATGGCAAAAAAAGAATAAGTAATGTTGTAAATAAACAACATTTATGTTATAAAAGCATTTACCTACCAATGGGTTCATTGGGTTAATTCTTGGAGTATTCCATGTCAGAAGCAAATGTAAGAACGGCAGATAATGTCGTAACAAGCGATAATTTAGCGGAATGGACTGCTAATAAACTTGGTTTAGCTAGTGAGGAAGCCCCTGTTGCGGCTGAAGCAGTCGAGGAAACTCCTGATTCAGAGCCAGCAGTTGAGGCACAAGCTGAGAGTGAACCAGAGGCAGAGCAGGAAGCAGAAGTAACAGACAAGCCTAAACAAAATCCCAAACTTGAAAAACGATTTTCAGAACTTACAAAACGAGCCAAACAAGCAGAGGCAGATAAAGCAAGTTTAGAAGCACGTTTACAAGAAATTGAGAGCAGACAAGCCCCTGCACCCCAAAAAGCCGATCCTGTCAGCGAAAAACCACAAGCATCGCAGTTTAATGATGCTTTTGAATACGCTGAAGCATTAGCTGAATGGAGCGCAGAAAAGGCATTAGAGCAGCGTGATATACAAGAACAGCAACGCAAACTAGATGAGCAGAGAAACGAAGTAATCAAGTCGTGGTCTGCAAAACTTGAAGCGGCTAAAGCTGATATTCCTGACTTTGACGATATGGTAGCTTCTAGCAATGTGCAAGTACGAGATGAAGTACGAGATGCAATTCTAGAATCAGATGTAGGCCCACAAATCCTATATCACCTAGCATCAGATGATGATTACGCTAGTAAATTGGCAGCAATGCCGACTAATAAAGCACTCAAGGAATTAGGGAAATTGGAAGTTCAATTCGAGCGTAAAGAAGCTCCTATTGAGAAAAGCGAACCTGTTGCTCGTAGTAAAGCACCAGCACCGATTAAGCCTTTAACTGCCGGAAAAGGAACATCAGACGTTCTTATTGATGGCAATGGAGCGTTTCATGGGACTTATGCCCAATGGAAAGCTGCAAGACAGGCTAAACGGATACGCTGATATACCCAATATTTAATAAAGGAAATAAATCATGGCAAATAATTTGCTAACCATTTCCAAGATCACTAACGAAGCGTTGATGGTCTTAGAAAACGAATTAACATTTACATCAGAAGTAGATCGTAACTATGATGACCAATTCGCTGTAGTTGGCGGGAAAATTGGTAACACAGTTAACGTTCGTAAACCAGGTCGTTTCATTGGTACAACAGGCCCAGCTTTGAACGTTGAAGATTTTAACGAAACTTCAGTACCTGTAACATTGTCAACACAGTTCCACGTTGACACACAGTTCACAACCCAAGACTTAGCTTTGTCTTTGGATATGTTCTCTGATCGTGTTTTGAAGCCTGCTGTTGCCGCTATTGCGAACAAGATTGATCGTGATGGTACATTGCAAGCTGCTAACAATACTTACAACATCGTAGGTACTGCTGGTACACCCCCAACAGGTTTGATTACTTACCTGACTGCTGCTGCTTACCTTGATTCTGAAGGAGCACCTCGTGATGGTCGTAGATCATGTATCGTTGAGCCATTCACATCTGCTACTATCGTTGACAGCTTAAAAGGCTTATTTGTGCCACAAGAAGCTATTGGCGAGCAGTATCGTAAAGGCTTGATGGGTCGTGACTCTGCTGGTATGAACTGGAAGATGGATCAGAACGTGGTAGCACACACATTCGGTTCTTTTGCTGGTACAGCTACTGTTGCTACAACTACAGCTACTGGTTTCTTGACAAGTGGTTGGGCTTCTAGCTCTACTATCACTTTGACATTAACTAATGGTGTTTCACTAAACCAAGGCGATACATTTACAATCGCTGGCGTTTATGCAGTTAACCCACAGAATCGTCAGGCTTATGGTTCAAACAAGCTACGCAATTTTGTTGTTAACACTGCTGTTAGTGGTTCAGGTGGTACTATTTCTGTAAACGTAAGCCCTGCGGTTATTACTGCTGGTCAGTTCCAGAACGTATCTATTCCTTCTACTTCTGCTACTGCTGCTGTTAGCTTCTTTAATAGCTCTGGTACAGTTTCCCCACAAAACATCATCATGCACCGCAATGCGTTTACTCTAGCAGTAGCCGATCTTGAGTTGCCAGAGGGTGTCCATTTTGCTGGTCGTGCAAGCGACAAGGAAATCGGTCTGTCAATGCGTGTAGTTCGTCAATACACCATTAACAACGACTCTATTCCTACTCGTTTAGACGTTCTGTATGGTTGGGCTAACTTGTATCCTGAACTCGCTTGCCGTGTTGCAGCTTAATCACTAATAACGAAAGGAAACTATTATGGCTAATCCAGGCCCAGCAGTAACTACCTCGATTCACCCACAAGTTTTAGGCTCTAACCAAGCATTGCGTTTGATCGCAACTGCTCAAGGTGTTAGCTTGGCAACTTTAGGTGATACCGCAGTTAACGTAATTGATGTAACTAGCTATGTTCCAGTATCCGTTATTACGGCTAACTGTAACAACGCTGGTGCAGCAGTATCCACAGGTAGCACCTATTTAGGTGTTTACACAGCTTTATCGGCTGGTGGTACTGCAATTTACACTAAAGCTGCTTTAGCAACTAACACAACTACTGCTAACGCATCAGTTGTAGCTGCAACTTTAGTAGCAAGTGCAACATCTGCTCAAACTTTGTATGTAAACGTATCTTCTGCTGCTGTAACAGGCACAATTGACGTATATGTATATGGTTACGATTTGTCAGCACAGTAATCTGTTGTAAAATAGAAGCCCACCCCTTAAAAAAGGGTGGGTTTTTAACATTCTGAGGGGATTTTATGAAAAGCATAATGATTGCCATGCCTTGCTATTCAGCAAAGGTACATTTTCCAACTATGAGAGCTATTTTGCTTGATGCTATCAATATTATTGGTCGTGGAGATAAATTTAGCATTGCCGAAGATATTGGAAATAGCGATATAGCAGGATCACGAAGCGCATTATTTGCCGCTTTTGTACGTTCTACAGCAGATACGTTAGTGTTTATTGATGATGACGTATTTTGGCAACCAGGCGATTTGATCAAATTAATTGATTATCCTGTAGATGTAGTGGGGGGCATTTACCCTAAAAAACAAGAACCTTTTGAATGGCCTTTTAAAATTGGTATAAGAGAAGAATATCGTAATGACCCAGAAACAGGGTTAATGGAAGTATTAGGATTGCCTGGCGGCTTTATGAAGATTAGCCGTAATTGCGCTCAAAAGATGATTGAAGCATATCCTCGTCAAACTTTACGTAGCACAAGTGAAAACAGTCAATTCTGGCCTTTATTTGACCCTTATGAAATGCCCGATGGCAATCGTTTAAGTGAAGATTTTAGCTTTTGCCAAAGATGGATAGATATTGGTGGCAAAGTATGGGCAAATCTTGAGTTTGAATTAGGTCACATTGGTTACAAAACTTTTAAAGGAAGTTGTGGAAAACACTTGAGAGATCAACAAAACAATGTAAAATAGTTGTAGATTTACAACACTACCCCTTTGCAAAGGAAAAATTATGTCTAGTACCACAGTTACTCGTGGCAATTCCCACGAAACTTTTTATATTACCCCATCTATTACCCCTGCTGCTGTAGCTGCAAATACCTCTGCTGCTCAGACTTTTAGCGTTGGTGGCTTACAAACTACCGATCTTGTGTTTGTTCAAGGCTATCAAGGCGCACAAACTGCTGGTATCGTTATTGCTGAATCTGATTGCTTAACTGCTGGTGTATTGTCAATTCAGTTTGCTAATTGCACAACTGGTAGCGCAACTCCTGCTTCTGGCTTGTATGCTGTTCAAATTACTCGTTTAGAAGGCCCAGCACCCTCTACTGCTGTTTAAGGATAAATCATGGCAAACGTATCAGCTTATAGATTTGTTGGCCCTACAACGGCTATTGCAGTAACTACATCTAGTTCAACTTCTGTAACAATTACCCCTAATGGTAATGATCAAGCGAACTTTTGTGGCTTTCTTAACGTAGGTACAACACCTATTGCTATTACTATTGCTCCAGCCGTTGCAGGAACAACAACAACTGCTCCGGCAGCCGTTCTTCCTACTGGCGGAAATAGCTCGCAGAGCTTTGTTTTAGGCATTTCAATGTCACAGCCTACTGTGATTGCTGTGCCGCCTAGCTTTGCTATTACAGCTATTGGAACAGCTAATACATTATATGTATTGCCTATGGTTGATCAAAACTAAGGATAATCATGTCAAACTTTAATGGTGTAGCATCAGTTTCAAGCACTAATTTGTTGCCTTTACAGGCTCAATACGATGCAAACAACAATTGCACAGCTTTAATTGGTCAAGGTGGCAATGCTTTATATGCTCCTATTAACGCTTCTACATTTTCAGTTGGTAACAGTTTAGTTGCTTCATCTACTTTACCTACTATTGCTAGTGGTTTTGGTACAAACCCAACTATTACGGCTTTAAACACAATGGCTTTTAAGGTTGTTGTCGGTACTGGTGGCGCATCTTCAGGAACAATTACCATGCCTGCTGCCCCAAATGGATGGGTAGTAAATTGTCAGGATGTTACAAGCTATGCCACAACTTTTGCACTTCAAAGTTATAGCTCATCAACATCTATAAGTGTAGCCGCATATAGCATTACTACTGGATTAGCTACTACATTTACTGCTGGCGATGTTTTGTTATTTACAGCAACAGCCTACTAAAGGCAGATTATGTCTGGAATAAATGATTCTGTAACCCAGAATCTATTGCCTGTCCAAGCGTATTTTAACTTGGATGGGTCGTTTAATACGTTCATCGGGCAGAATATGCCCTTTTACGCTACTACTAACCCTATTCAATCAGGGTTAACCATTACAAATAGTACGATTGATAGTACGACTATTGGTGCTACTACCCCATCTACTGGGGTTTTTACTAATATCACAACAACTACAGGTCAAATAACAACTCAACCTAGCGGTGCTACTGACATTGTTAACTTGCTTGCTTTGCAGTCATATGCTGCTGGAATAAGTTGGAAACAACCTGTAGCTTGTGCAACAACAGCTAATATTACGCTTTCAGGTCTGCAAACAATTGACACCTACACGACTTTATCAGGCGATAGAGTCATTGTTAAAAATCAAAGTACAAGTGCTAACAATGGCATTTATATTGCTTCTAGCGGTGCTTGGAGTCGTTCTACAGATGCAGATACATGGAATGAGCTAGTTTCAGCTATTGCTTTTATTGAATATGGTTCACAGGCTGGTGGCGCATGGTTCTGTACAGTAACTCCTGGCGGTACATTAGGCGTAACTCCTGTAACTTGGGCGCAATTTACAACTTCAGCTACTTATAGCGCAGGCACAGGATTAAGTCTTACAGGATATACATTCAGCATTACAAATATAGGAACAGCAGGCACTTATGGCTCTGCATCAAGTGTTCCAGTATTTACAACAAATGCTCAAGGTCAAGTTACTAGCGTAACGAATACAAGTATCGCCATTGCCAATACTCAAGTTTCTGGGCTTGGCACAATGTCAACGCAAAATGCCAATAACGTAGCAATTACAGGCGGATCAATCAATGGAACAACTATTGGGGCTTCTACTGCTTCAGCTATTACTGGTACTACCATTACTGCTAATAGTAGTTTTAGCGGTCCTGGAACTGGGCTAACAGGCACAGCATCAGGATTAAGTATTGGTGGCTCTGCTGCAAGTGCAACAACTGCCGGAAGTGTAACTAATAGCATTACATTTAATAATGGCGGCACAGGAGCGGCATCAGGAACAACCTTTAATGGCTCTGCTGCTCAAACTATTTCTTACAATACTATTGGCGCACCTAGTACATCTGGTACAGGCGCAAGTGGCACATGGGGTATTAGTGTTACAGGTAACGCTGCCACAGTAACAAATGGCGTATATACAACTGGTAGCTATTCAAACCCTAGCTGGATTACATCAATTTTAGGCTCTATTGTTAGTGGCGCAGTAGCATCAGCTACGACCTCTACTAATCTATCAGGCGGTTTAGCTGGTTCTTTACCATATCAATCAGGCGCAGGCGCAACAACTTTTTTAGGAATTGGCTCTGCAAACTATGTATTAACTTCTACTGGTTCTGCTCCGCAATATGTTGCTCAAAGCACATTATCAGTAGGATCAGCTTCTACAGCAACTACAGCGACTAATCTTGCTGGCGGTATTGCTAGTCAAATACCTTATCAAACGGCTGCTGGAACTACTGCTTTTGTAGCCAACGGAACAACAGGTCAGTTTTTGACATCTAATGGTACTTCTGCCCCTAGTTGGTCAACAGTATCTACAGCTATTACAATTACAGACGATACAAGCTCTGCATCTAATTATTATCCTTTGTTTGCTCGTGTCACAACAGGTACAACCAATACTGAATACACAAGCTCTACAAAATACACTTATAACCCTTCTACAGGTGTTTTAAGCGCAACGAGCTTTACAGGTGCTGGCACAGGATTGACAGGAACGGCTACAAGTCTAAGCATTGGCGGTAACGCTGCAACTGCTACTTCTGCAACTACTGCCACGAATATTGCTGGTGGCGTAGCAAGTAATTTGGTTTATCAAACTGGGGCTGGCGCAACAGGATTTATTAGTAATGGAACATCAGGTCAAGTATTGCAATCAAATGGTGCTTCAGTACCGACTTGGGTTACTTTTACAGGTGGCGCAACAATCACAGACGATACAACGACTAATGCGACTCGTTATCCATTGTTTGCAGCAGCTACATCAGGCACTCTTTCTACAGCTTATACAAGCTCTACAGAGTTAAAGTGGAATCCTTCTACTGGTGATCAATCTGCTCCTCAACAAATAGCAAGTAATGGTATTTTTGTTAATAATTTAACTGTTGGAACAAGTTACACAATTGCAAGTGGATATAGCGGTCATTCAGTAGGCCCCATAACAGTTGCAAGCGGTAAATCAGTAACAGTTCCTAGCGGTTCTAGATGGGTGGTTCTATGAGTTCAGTTGTTATATCAGGCGATACATCAGGTGCTATTACTTTAGCCGCACCAGCCGTATCAGGAACAAATACTATTACATTGCCAGCAGTAACAGGAAATTCTCTTGTTTCTACTGCTGTTTCTGCTTCAGTATTGGGAACAGTTACCAACAAAATTGCTATAAATATTGGTGGTACTGTTTATTATTTATTAGCTTCTACTTCAGGAACATAAGATGGCATCTACTATATCTGCTGGAACTACAAGTGGAACTGCAATAGCAATAGCTGGTGATACTACTGGTAATCTTGCGT